GGAATATAAAAAAGCTTTGAATTATACATTAAAAGAAAATACAGAGCTAAGAAAGAAATTAAAGGCTTATGAGTAGAGGAGGTATAACTCCATGGACATTAAAGATTTACTTAAACAGTATAATGACTTGCAAATAGAAATAAAAGAATTAGAACAACGAATTACTAAATTACGAAATAAAAAAATCAAAATAGAACATGATAGGGTTAAAGGATCCAGTGATGCATTTCCTTATATCGAAAGGAGTTTTACTATAGAAGGATATAATTATCCTGAAGCAGATAGGAAGGAAGAAAGACTGATTAAATTAAATGATCTATTGTGTAGAAGAAAATCTAAGTGTGAGGATTTAAAGCTGCAGATAGAGGAGTTTATATTTAATATTCCAGATAGTAGGACAAGGAGAGTTTTTCATTATAGGTATATTGATAACTTAAGTTGGCAGGCAATAGCAATACGGATTGGGAAAACTCATGAGAGTTATCCACGAAAAGAAATTCATGATAAATACTTAAATAATTTATAGTTACACCGAAAATACCGAATTAGATATGTTAATATGGTAGTAAGTGAAGATGTAAATATCTGGAGGTGATGCCTCCTTTATAAAAAAATATATTCGTTCCGTAAATTCGGGGCAGAGTGTAAAGTGACCACTTGGGAGGAAAGGAATATAAAATTATAAAAGCAGCCAAGAATAAGATACAAAAATTCTTTTATTGGCTGCTTTTATTTTTATGTTGTTGTGGGTTAATTATTTCTGATTAAGTTCATTATGTTGGCTTAGATAGTCTAACCTACTTTCTAAATATTGAAGGTGACTGTTTACTTCAGAGGTCATTTTTTCAAATGTTTGTTTTGCTTGTTGATCTTCAGTTGCTTGTGCCATAGTAGCATAACATCCTACAGCTGATTGGCAGGCTGCTATTGCTTGTTCAATATCACTTTGTACTGTCATTTTTATCACCTCACTTCCCCGGCTTAGGTTTCCCAAGATCTAAGTTTAAAATTCGATAAAAATAAAATTATAGATGAAACAGATCTGCAAGACTAAATGTAATATCATTAAAGAATTAGCTTTCCTACCTTCATTAAAACAAATAGCCTAATGTCGAAACTTGCGATAAATAAATGAAGGATTTTCTCCTCTTCTGTCGAACTAGTAATAGGGAAAGGAGAGGATAAAAATGGAGAGTATTGGATTAAGAATTAAGGAGACTATAGAGACTAGCGAAGAGATAACATCAAAAATATTTATTGCGTTTAGAGATGCATTGAATGAAGCAAAGGAAAACGGGGTTGAAGCATCAGAGCTTATGGGGAATGGGAATGCATTATTAGCCGTAATTGATAACTATCAAATTTCTATTCCATTAGATGAAGTTGTTAGCAAGCTAAAAGAAATTATGAAACAATTTTCCATAAAAACCATAAGAGAACTAAATGACAACCATATAAAGAATGTAGTAAACGATTTAATCATAGAATATTTAAGCTTATAAGCGTAAAGGAGCCAACAAGGCTCTTTTTTCTTTCAAAAATAAAACTAGGGGGGTGGTATTAAGTGAAACTAACACCAAAGCAGAAATTATTTGTTGATACCTCCTTTATATAAAAGAGATAATCTACTGAAAATTAGCAGGTTATCTCTTTTATTATGATATAATTATAATAAAAGAAGGAGGGTGTTATATAATGCAACAAGAAAATGTAACTGATAAAGAGTTTTTAGAGTTATACGAAAAAATATGTGAAAAGTCTACTGATGGAATTGCAACACGTGAATGTGTAGCGATGGAATTTTTAAAAATATTTAAAGAAAAACCTGGAAAAAGAAATGCTAAGAATATAAAGAAGCTAGAACCTATCTTGAAATCAATAGATGCTTGGAAGTTTGTAGATGAAGAAATATTAAATAAATATATTTAGAATGCACTTTTACGAGTGCTTTTTTAATGTAACAAAACAAACAAATAGTAGAAGTATCGAGGTGGTGATATGACTAAGAAAAAACGGAGAAATGTAACATATAAAGACTGGATAACAGAAGAAGGTTTAATAAAGATAGAAGGATGGGCAAGAGATGGTCTTATAAATGAGGATATAGCCAAAGAAATAGGAATACACCCATCTACTTTATATGATTGGCAAAAGAAATATTCCGAGATAGCCGAGTCCTTAAAAAGGGGCAAAGATGTAATTGATAGACAGGTAGAAAATGCTTTGCTTAAAAGAGCATTAGGTTATAAGTACGAAGAAGTTACCTATGAAAGAACAGAAGTAATGGGGATAGATGAAGCTGGTAATACGGATATGGCTCCTGGAACTAAAATAAAAACAGTAATAAAAGAAGTAGTTCCAGATACTACAGCTCAAATTTTCTGGTTAAAGAACAGAAAGCCTAATGAGTGGAGAGATAAGAGAGATATAGAACATAGTGGACAAATTGACACTGGATTAAATAAACTAAATTCCATATTAGAACAGCTAAAGGAATGATAGTATGGAAGAATTGAAATTGCAGAATGAAAGCAACCGAGGAGAGGAATTTTTATTATCAGAGAAATATAAAGCATTTCTTAAACATAATGCTCCTGTAGAATTTTTGGAAGGTACAACAGCAGCTGGTAAAACAACAGTAGGAATAGTCAAATTCATGTTTAAGGTTGCGGAATCTCCAAAGAAGATTCATATATTATCTGGATTGGATTTAGGCACCATAGAGAAGAACATCATTAATAAAGATTTAGGGATATTAGATATATTTGGAGATAGTACAGAGAAAGCGGATGGGCTAGTAGAATATAACGCAAGTGGGAAAGGAAAACATTCCTTACCTCATATTATTTATAAAACTCCATCAGGGGAAAAGATAATATATGTATTAGGTTATGATAATAAGAAAAGGTGGAAGAAGGCATTAGGAGGACAGTATGGGTGCCTGTATATAGATGAGATTAACATAGCTGATATGGAGTATGTAAGAGAAGTATCCATGCGTTGTGATTATCTATTAGCAACATTAAATCCTGATGATCCAAGTTTGCCAGTGTATAAACAATATATAAACTGTAGCAGGCCTCTCCCGGAGTATAAAGCAGATGCACCAGCAGAAATAAATAAGATGCTTAATGAAGAACCAAAACCTGGATGGGTGCATTGGTTCTTTTCTTTTATTCATAATGCAGGACTGACAGAAGAGAAGAAACAGCAGATAATACTTAATGTTCCTAAAGGTACTAAGTTATATAAAAATAAGATTCAAGGACTAAGAGGTAGAGTAACAGGGTTAATATTCCCTAACTTTAGTAGGAAGAATAATGTAAGGTCTACTGATTGGCTTAAAAAGAGAATGGCGGATAAAGTCAATCCTCTTAAATTTGTCCACTTTAGTTGTGGAGTGGATACGGCCTATTCCCAAGAAAGTCCAGATACAATCGCATTTATATATCAAGGGATAACTGACAAAGGACAATTAGTCATCCTGGATGAAGAAGTATATAACAATGCTGACTTAGAAATTCCGTTAGCTCCTTCTGATGTTCCGCCAAGACTCATAGGATTCTTAGAGAGGAATAGGAAGAAATGGGGATTTGCAAGGGATGTATTTATAGATAATGCAGACCAGGCAACCATAACTGAACTTAAGAAATATAAAAGGCAGCATGGTAGTGTGTATAATTTCCTTAATGCTTACAAGAAGATAGACAATATAGATAGAATTCATTTACAGTTAGGTTGGTTAAATGTAAGTGATATTAAAATAGAAGCTGATTATATCGTATTAGAGCATTGTGTTCATCATATAGGAGAGCTAGAAAGCTATAGCTGGAAAGAAGATAAATATGAGCCTGAGGATAAGAATGACCATACAATTAATGCTAGTCAATATGGGTGGATTCCATTCAGAACCAAGATAGGAATAGGAGGATAATATGATAACAAAGATAATGCTTGGATGGTTTTTAATAGACGTAATATTAGTTGTGACCAATAGAAAATATCGTGACTATCGTATAGAATGGTTGAAAAAATTAAATGACAAATAGGAGGTTTTAATTATGGGATTGAAAGAGGTGATAAAGAATATGGCAATGAAATTACTAAACATACAGCCTGCAACAGATAATACAATATCTATCAAAGAGCCTTTAAGCCATGCAGGGACAGTGCTAAGAAATAGAATTTGGTATCGTGGAGATCCTTCAGAACTAGATCAGTTTTTTAAACAGATGGCAACTGATGATGTGGGTAAATCTAGGTTTTGGGCAGCAGTGCCTTCAGCTGATTCAAGTATAAGAAAATTCCATAGTGGATTACCTGGAGAAATAGTAGACAAGTTAGCTGATATTGTTATAGCTGATTTAGATAGCATTGAATTATCTGAACAGGATCTATGGGATGAGATAAGCCTGGATAATAAGTTCAGTGACGAAATATTAGGTGGAGCAATTAAAGATACTCTAATATGTGGTGATGGAGCCTTTAAATTAAGTGTAGATACTGAAATAACAGAATATCCTATAATAGAATTCTTTAGTGGTTCAGATGTTGACTATAGATATAAAAGAGGTAGGCTCCAAGAGATAGTATTCTATGCTTACTATACACATGAGAAAGAGACCTATAGACTAGAGGAAATATACGGTAAAGGATATATAGACTACAAGCTATACGATAAAAATAATAAGGAGGTACCTTTATCTAAAGTACCAGAAATTAGTCATCTGAGTAAAGTTACATTTACAGGTGATTTCATCATGGCCGTACCTATGAAATTCTTTAAATCTCCTAAATTTGAGAACAGGGGAAATTCTATATTTGAAAGAAAATCAGACAATTTTGATGCACTAGATGAAGTCATTTCACAATGGATAGATGCAATAAGAGCTGGAAGAGTTAAAACTTACATTCCAGAAGATTTAGTACCTAGGAATCCGGACACAGGGGCAGTGATGAGACCTAATCCATTTGACAATCAATTCTTTAAAACTGGGTCTAATATGGCGGAAGAAGGCAAAGATAAAATAGACCAAAAACAAGCGGAAATAAATTATACTGCATTTGTAGAAAGTTATGCCAACACTTTAGATATGTGTTTACAAGGGATCATATCACCCGCAACTCTAGGAATTGATTTAAAGAAAACAGATAATGCAGAGGCTCAAAGGGAAAAGGAAAAGACAACTTTATATACTAGAGGAAAGATAATCGATGTATTAGTAGAAGTTATTCCCTTACTGATAGATACGGTATTAAAAGTATATGACACTATGAAAGGGATTAATCAAGGAGAATATGAGGCAACCATTAACTTTGGTGAATATGCAAGTCCTGATTTTGATTCTACAGTTGAGGTGGTAGGAAAAGCAAAGACATTTGGAATAATGAGTTTAGAACAATGCATTGAGGAATTATATGGAGATACATGGACAAAGGAAGAAAAGGTTTTAGAAGTTAAAAGAATTAGAGAAGGTGATTCCGTAATAGATGAACCTGCTGCATGGGTGGATAGGTATAATAAAGACAAACAAGAGGGTTCAGAAGATGATGTGATAGAAGATGAAGAATAAAAAACAGAAAGATGAAGCTTATAATATCCGAAAGATATATGAGCAGATGGAACTGGAACTTATAGCTTCTATGAAAAGGAATCTATCTAGGCATCAAGAGGAAGAACAAAAAGTAGGATTTAAGTTTGAACAATGGCAAAGTGCTAAGCTAAGGGATTTAGAAAGGTTAGAAAAGAGAATAGAAAAATCATAGATAAATATGACACGGAAATTAAAAACTCCATTCAGATAATTATTCTAAATACTTATAAAAATGCACAAGATAATGTTAATCGTTTTATAATGAAGATTAAAATCTTTATAAATAAGCTGACAAACAAGATCATTGATGATGTGTATATTAAATTCCCTGGAGATTTAGATCCTATATTAAAAGGTATTGATAGTTCTAATCTAGAACCAATCCAAAGAACTATGGAAAGAGCCTTAGAAAACATTAAGATTTGGGAAGAAGCTCCAAGACCTATTGATGATGTGTTTTTTAGATCTAATGATAATAAATTTAATGCCTTAATGGAAACAGTAGAAAAAGATTTTAATGATGCCAATGTTGCAGTATTAAGGCGAATGGATGATGTATACAGACAAACTATATTTAAGACTCAAGTGCATTATAATACTGGTACAATTACATTGGATAAAGCTATAGATATGGCTACAAAAGATTTTCTAGAAAAAGGTATAGATGCAATAACCTATAGTGATGGCAAGAAGGTTAATATTGCTTCATATGCAGAAATGGCATTAAGGACTACTAACCATAGAGCTTATTTAATGGGTGAAGGTAAGAACAGGCAAGAGATAGGAATACCCTTTGTAGTAGCATCAGCTCATGCAACAGCTTGTAAATTATGTGTACCATGGCAGGGTAAAATACTTATAGATGATATCTATAGTAGTGGTAAAAAAGAAGATGGTTCTTATCCATTATTAAGTGAAGCTATGGAGAAAGGATTCTTACATCCAAATTGTAGGCATAATCTAAGTACTTACTTCCCAGGTATAACTACACTACCAAAAGTGCCAGATGAAGAAAGAGCTTTAGAAAACTATAAATATGAACAACAGCAAAGATATATTGAAAGGCAGATAAGAAAGTATAAGAGGCTAGCAGAAGGTTCTATTAATTTATATAATCAAGCTAAGTATGGGGAAAAGGTTAAAGAATGGCAAACCAAACAAAGAGAACATTTAAAAGAAAACTCTCAACTTAGGAGAAAATACAACAAAGAGCAGGTCAAAGCTAGTACTTCATTGACAGATGATGAGCAAAAAGTTAATATTAAGATAAACCAAAAACAATTTGGTAAAAAGATTGGTAAACACGCTGAAGATTATGGTTTGGATGCTACTAAAGCAGAAGATAGAGTAAAAATGAATGATATTATAAATGATATAGTTCAAAATCATAGTGAAGTTAGAATAGGGTCATGGATGGGGCAAGGAGATCAAGATCCAGTAACGAAAAAAAGAGCAGATGCTGACGTCTGGTTTCTAATAAAAGATAATGATGTAGTTATTATAAACGATAAAAATGAATTTGTGACAATATTAAAAGATGGGGTAATAAATAATACAAGAGTTAAAACATCAAAAGTAAAAATGAAGAGGTGATAACTGTGGACAAGAAGAAATTTGATAAATACTTTGCATTAGTGCAAGAGGCAGCGACTAAGCAAGGTAAAATATTTTTCATGGATACTGGAGAAGGTAGAGAACATGCAACTGATGATATGGATATGGAGGATTTATCGGGTTGGCTAGTCCCAGTTGAGCTGGAAGAAGAGTTTGCACAGGAATGGGGTAATAATATACGTGACGAATGGGATGCTCCTTTTTATAGATTTGCAATATGGTCAATAGATGATAGTGGAAAAGTCCAAGTTGAATTTAAGAATTTTGGATTTTGGGACTTAAACTAATCAAGCACTTACTAAGTAAAAATAGTGAGTGCTTTTATTATGCTTATTTTGGAGGTGATTTGATGGCTACGGCTACTCAGGTAACATTGATTATATGTTTAACTGTTATAATTTTATATCTGCTTGAAAGGGGAGGAAAATGAAGGTGAAGAATCTTGATGAAGCAATAAGAGATGCAGAGGGAAGTTTAGTTGAAGTCTGGCATAGGTTCCAACCAGATTTAGTTTTTGAAAAAGAATTTATAATAAATGAATATAACCAAGCAGAAAAGACTATCTATGTAGACTATGATAATCTCATTATCATGAGTGTTAAGCTAAAGAATGGATATATAGCAGTAGAGTATTGCATATGCAAGAACCCTAAAGAATTTGATTTAGAAAAAGGTATTGAAATGTGTAAAGAAAAAATTATTAACCATTTATCATCAATATATCATTTTAGAACAATAGAAAACCCAGAAAAAATTAGAAAATGAGGTGAAGATCATTGACTTCATTAAGTAAATTACATGATAAATGTGAGAAATGCAAATACAAAAATGATTGCAATGAAAAAAGAATGGTAGCTTGTGCAGTAATGGAATTGCCGCCTAATATTGGAGCAAATATAAAAGCACCTATCAAAGAGAACATTGGTATGCCGATAGCTAGGGAGCATACTTCTATTACAATTAATATGGGCGAATATGGAACTGTAAATACTAGCTTGGAAGAATTAAATAAAAGGCTAGAAGAAAATTTTTATAAACACTTAAGATGTGATTTTAATGAGACTTTATAGTAAAGTCTTTTTTTATTACTCTTTTTAGTATTTATGAGTATAAACTAAAAGAACCTAGAACTGGCACTGACCAGTATAAAAAAGTATGGAGGGATAAAAATGGATTGGATTTTAAAGTTAATTGAGAAACATACAAAAGATGGAGTATTAGACCAAGAGGCACTGATGAAAGATATTAACAAAGAGTTCCCTAATCATGCAGTACCTAAAGAGCAATATAACACATTGGCAGAAACTAAGAAGAAGCTTGAAGGTGATATTACAACTAGAGATAAACAACTAGAAGATCTAAAGAAAATAGATGCAGAAGGATTACAAAAACAAATTGAAACATTGCAGGAAGAAAATAAAGTAGCTAAAGAAACATATGAAAAGGAATTAAAGGGTCTTCAATTATCTAATGCTATTAAATTAGCTATAGCTGGAAAGGTACATGATGAGGATATAGTGTCTCAATTAATAGACAAAGAGAAGGTAATTATAAGTGATGATGGAAAGATTGTTGGATTAGATGAACAGATAAAATCTTTAAAAGAGAGCAAGACATTCTTATTTAAGGTTGATGATACAAATAACCAACAACAGCAAACAGGATTCCAAAAGATAGGAAATGAAACACCTAATAGTCCACAGGCAATGGAAGATGCAATAGCAGCTGCTTTTGGGAATACAGAAACAAAATAATTAAAGAAAGAGGGATGATTTATGAGTATTAATTATGCAGAAAGATTTGAAAGACAGATAGAACAACAATTTGCAAGGGAGCTAACATCTGCTGATTTGGCAACTAATAGAAGATATAATTTTATAGATGCCCAAACAATTAAGGTGCCTACCGTAACTTTAAGTGGGTACAAGGATCATGCTAGGGATGGATCTAAGAATAGAGGGACTGTAGGAAATACTTATCAAGCATTTTCATTAACCCATGATAGGGATATAGAATTCTTTGTAGATGAAATGGATGTAGATGAAACTAATCAAGTATTGTCAGCAGCTAATATTACAGCAGTATTTAATCAGGAGCAAGCTATACCAGAATTAGATATCTATAGATATTCAAAACTGTATTCTGAGTTTGTAGCAAGTGGTGGGAAAGTTAACACAGAAACATTAACAGTAAGCAATATATTAACTGTATTTGATAAAATGATGGAAGATATGGATGAAGCTGCAGTACCTCAATCAGGAAGAATGTTAAAGGTTACACCTCCTATTTACACTATGCTTAAAAATGCTGAAAAGATACAAAGGTCAATAGATGTAAGTGGTGGGGCTAAAAGTATTAATAGGAATGTTAGGTCTTTAGATGAAGTTACTATAGTGACAGTACCATCTGATAGAATGAAAACTTTATATAATTTTGCAGATGGATTTAAACCAGGTGAAGGGGCTAAGCAAATAAACATGATGCTATACCATACATCAGCAATATTAGCACCTGTTAAAGTAGCAGATATTTACCTATGGAATAAGGGAGAAACTCCTGATTCTGCATTTGGCTACTTATACCAAAACAGAATGTATACAGATTTATTTGTAATTAAGGCTAAAAAAGATGCAATAGCAATTAATGCTGAAGCATAGGAGGGATAATAAATGTATGCAGTTAAAGCTAACAGACAATACAAAATATCAGAAGATGAAAAGCAGAAATATATTGACTTAGGTTATAAAATAGCAGAACTAAAAGATGATAAATTAGTATTTGAGGAAGTAGAAACAGAAGAATCTAAAGAAATAGCAAAGCTAGAGGCAAAGGTTAAAGAGTTAGAAAAAGAATTAGAAGAAGCATTAAAAACTGATAAAAAAGAAGAGAAGAAAAAAGGAGAGGGCAAATAGCTCTCTCTTTTAAATTAGAGAGGTGAGTTATTTGGCTTATGTAGATTATACTTATTACAAAGATATCTATAAGGGCACTCTAGATGAAGATACAGTTACTAAGTTATTAGAAGAATCATCAGATCAAGTGGATAGGCTGACATATGGAAGAATTAGAAAAAAGGGATTTGACAATCTTACAGAATACCAACAAGAATTAATTAAAAAATCAGTATGCTACCAAACTGACTTTATCAATAACTATAGTGAGTACCTTAATATGCCCATTAATGGATATAGTGCTGGAGGTATAAGTTTATCCTTTAGTAAGGATAACCAAGGTGCTGGTGGTGTTATAGCAGATAAGAGAACTTTAGATTATCTAAGTCAAACAGGACTTACAGTTAGGAGGTTGTAATCATGAAACTTCCATTTCCAGATTGGCTCCTTGTTACTTCCGTAAAGGTTGTAGTTGAAGTACCAGGAGAAGATGGAGTTGATGAGCAAGAAATATTTAAAGGTGAATGTAATTTCAATGAGAAGAGTAAAACTGTAATTAATGCAGAAAGACAATTAGTAACCCTATCAGGCTCTTGTATATTCAAAGGTGATATTTATCCTAATAAACCTATAAAAGGCTACGTAACTCTATTAGATAGTGAGGAGAAGGAAATAGAAAGTAGACAAATATATAATTATAGGAAAATTCGTAATCCAGATGGAAGTATATATTCTACAGAATTGGACTTGATGTAATATGAAAATTAAAGTAAATATAAAACTAAATCCAACAGCAATAAAAGCAATACAAGATGCTATGATAAAATCTTTACCTTTGACTATGGAAGCAATGAAAACAGAGATTAATAATATGCAAGTAGTACCTAAAGAAATAGGGAATCTGGAAGAGTCTGCAGTAGTAGGAGCAGAAAATAATAAAGGGTCTTTAAGCTACAACACACCTTACGCTAGAAAATTATATTATCATCCTGAATACAATTTTAGGCAAGATAAAAATCCTAATGCCCAAGGAAGATGGCTGGATCCGTTTGTTCATGGAGATAAAAAAGACTGGCTAACTAAAACTTATGGGATACTTTTAAAACAAAATTCAGGCGGGGTGATTAAATGACAATAAGTGATTTCAAAGATTGGCTAAAAACTAAAATTGATTGCCCTAATTGGTTTACTGGTGGGCTAAGATCTATAGACCAAAAATCTATAGTAGTTTATAATGGCAAGGCTTTTATTAACCCTATGGCTATAGGTGGTATTCAAAACAGTTCTTATAAGGGGAAAGGAATGAGGATATTAGTACACTGGAATAAAAACATCAAAGAAAGCGAATTAAAAGCTCAAGAAATATATAACTTCATAAATGGGTTGACTAACGTAAAAATAGCAGATAAAAGAGTTATACAGTTTAAAACGAGAGACCCTGAACCTATCTATTTAGGTGTAGATGATTCAGGGATATTTGAATATGTGATTGATTTAGAAATTGTACATGAAAGGTAGGTAATGAATATGACTACAACTAATTTAGGAGTATATCCAGTATTTGATTTGGGTTTTAAAATTGGAATAAAAGGAAGAACAAGTACTGAAGAAGATATGAAGGTTATAAAAGATATGGAAACATTCTCTCCTTCAATAGATGGCAATGTGGAAGAATGGACTCCAATGGATACTGAAGGATGGATAAGAAGGTTAATGACGGGGAAAGGATTTACTATTGCCTTGAATGGTAAAAGACATGTAGGAGATCCAGGTAATGATTATGTAGCAGGATTAGCTTGGAAGAGTGGATTAGCTTGTTCAAGCGTGGCGGAAATAGGATTCCCAGATGGAGATAAACTGAAATTTGATTGTATAGTTAATGTAACTACACCATTTGGCGGAGATAGTACAAATGTATCAGGACTAGAACTTGAACTTCAGAGTGATGGTAAGCCTGAATATATACCTGTAGGAGGTGAAGAATAATGAGTAAAATTATAGATATATCTGCTAAACTCACTAATGAAAGACCTAAGTTAAAGCTGGCAGAGGATAAAATATACGATATTGATGATAGAAAAAATACAATAATACTATTAAATCAAAAGATGGAAAAGTTAGATATGAATGATATAAATGCTATTGATGAAATGATATCTGTGGTTCTAGGTGAAGATGCAGCAAAAGAAATTAATGATATGAATTTAT